ACACTCACGTTAAAGCAGCCGACATTACTACAAACTTTGTTGTTCAGAAGCAGCCTGTATCCTTTTCTACTGGCATTGCTGGCACTTATGACTTCATCGCTACAGGTCAAGGCGCTAAGTTAGTTCTTGAAGATCCGCTAATGCAAAACTCTGGTGCGAGGGCGTTTGATAGCGGCTTCATCCAGACCAACTACACCGCACCCAAGCTGATTTACAGCAAGGCGTTCTCTGCATCCGGGGCACAAACATTGACTGCGCTAGACAGTTCGCTGGGCACAAGCAATGACTTCTCAGGCGAGTTGCTAGTTACTGCCTGTAACAGTGCATTTGGCACGACAGGCGCTATCGGCTCTGCTATCTACAAGCTATTAATTAGCAAGACTGCCGTAGCCGGTGAGCAAGTTGTTGAGATTGCCAAGCTAGGATTGGTGGCAGGATCTGCTGCTAACCACCCCTCGTTTACATTTACTGTATCGTCAGGGAATCTTGTGGCTACGCCCGTTGGCTCTACTGCTGGCAACTTCTGGTTCGCGCTAGAGAAGGTCGGCGGCAACTTCATTTTTGAATAAGGACTGACTATGAGTTTTTCACAGGAAGATCTACGTCCTATTGGTGGCTCTGCTGACGGCAGGGTCACATGGGAATACACGACTGATAGCACCCCGAGTGAGGTGGCTAGTGAGGCTAACTACTTCGGTGCCGCATCTAGCCTGCTGTCGGTAGGTGACACGCTGTTCATCAGGTCAGGACAACCGCTCGGTATTAGCGCGGTTATAACGCAAAGCGACGGTGACCAAGTTCAACTTGGGTCTGTTGCAGAAATCACAATTTAGAGAGGTTCAAGATGGGTAATCCATTCAGAGGTGTAGACGGTCAGTTAAACGGTAGCGTCTACGACATGGTTCCGGTTACACCGGCAGACGGGTCAGACAACGTAGGCACTGGTAACATTGCCATCGGTCTATACATTACAGGTGAGGGTAACGTCTCGTTCCACACTAAAGACGGTGTGACTCGGACTGTGGCTGTACCTGATAATTTCTATCTGATCTGCTCGGTGAAGCGAGTCCTCAGTACAGGGACTACTGCCACCGGCATCCATGCAATGGTGGTCTAAATGCTAAGTGCTAACGTAAGCGCGTTTTCCGTAGGTAAAGCTGTAGGTGCTGGGGGTGAAAGTGGCCCTGCTGTATTCTCTCTTACTTACGCTGTGCAAGCCGGTGGCGGTAGCGGCGGGCAGGGCAACCCTGTTGGCGGGGGAGGTGGTGGCGGATTACTTACGGCGACAGACACCTCGACGTATTTTACAAAGACCGCTTACTCAGTAACAGTTGGAGCAGGGGGATCTGGTTTTACTAGTAGCGTAGGCAATAATGGGTCTAACTCTACTTTCGCTGGAATTACGTCTACGGGTGGCGGCGGCGGCAGCTATGGGAAGAACTTCGCCGGATCTTCAGCAGGCGATGGAGGCTGTGGAGGGGGAGCTGGTTTTTATGGTGGACGTGGCCTTGGAGTATCTGGGCCTCCAAGACAAGGATATGATGGTGGTGACGGATCACAAGTATCGCCGGGATACGGATCAGGCGGCGGTGGCGGAACGGCAAGCAGCGGAGTAACTGGCAGCGGTTACGCTGCTGGTAATGGTGGTGCTGGGACGGCAATAAGCGCATCAGGACTTTCTAGGAAATATGGCGAAGGTGGTGGTGGTGGCGCTTATGGAGGGATCCAGTTTGGCTATGGAGGCGGCGTAAACCAAAGCGGTGGAGGAGGTAATGGAGGAAATCAATATAGTAGTTCGCCAATAGCTGGAGGGGCAAACACTGGTGGTGGTGGTGGTGGCGCAACTGGTGCTGGGGCAAGTGGCGGCTCGGGAATCATACTTTTGATTTACCCAACGTCTTTGACAGCGACATTTTCCGCAGGAGTTTCTCACACCTCATCAACTCACTCTGGTAATACCGTAACTCAAATAACTGCTGCTGGCCCATCTGACACAGTAACCTTTGGATAAACACTATGGCGCATTACGCAATCTTAGATAGCAATAACATAGTCACTCAGGTCTTTGTTGGTAAAGATGAAGGCGAAGGTGGCACCGATTGGGAGTCGTACTACGGAGCAAAGCGTACTAGCTACAACACACGCGGTGGCGTTCACTCCAGCGGAGGCACTCCTTTTCGGAAAAACTACGCGGGGATTGGCTATACATATGACGAGGAGCGCGATGCCTTCGTTGCTCCACAGCCATACCCTAGCTGGACACTGAACGAAGATACTTGTTTGTGGGAAGCGCCAGTACCTTATCCTGACGAGGGCTTCCATGAGTGGGATGAAGAGAACGGTCAATGGATAGAGATGGAGCTTTAACGATGGAATACATAATACTGGCCTTTAACATAGTGACGGCTGCTATAGCGATAGCGTCGGTCATCTGTGCAACAACGACTGCACCACAGAACAAGCCGTGGGCAATCACGGCGTACAAGATCCTGAACAAGATCGCGCTGAACAATGAGTGAGAGTCTTCTTGATAGGATCGGTGTCGAAGGTTACAACAAACCAAAGAGGACACCCAAAGGCCCGAAGTCGCACGTCGTTGTGGCGAAAGAGGGTGGTAAGGTAAAGACCATACGCTTTGGTCAGCAAGGTGTAAGCGGCTCCCCTCCCAGCGAGGGTGAGTCTGAATCGGCAAGGAATCGGCGTGCATCGTTCAAGGCGAGACACGCAAGGAACATCCGCAAGGGCAAGATGTCTGCGGCATACTGGGCTAACAGGACGAAATGGACATGAAGAAACCTAAGAAGGGTTTGTACTACAACATTATGAAGAAGCGTGAGCGTATTGCTGGCGGGTCTGGCGAGCGCATGCGTAAACCCGGCACTGCTGGAGCGCCCACGGCGAAAGCGTTTAAGGACTCGGCTAAGACAGCGAGAACTTAATGGACATGAACACGGCCTTCGATGTAGTTCTTGGTGGGCTGATGCTACTGGCGGGTTTCTTTATGAAGATATTTTGGGACATGCTACAGGGTACGCGCAGGGAACTGTACGACATGGAGCGTAGATCGACCGAGACATATGTACGCCGCGATGACTACCGGGTAGACATGGCTGAACTACGAGACATGTTCAATCGGATCATGCTCAAGCTGGACGAGAAGGCAGACAAGTGAGCTTCTTCAATGCCATAGGGCCGATTGCTGATCTCGGTAGAACGTGGATCGAGGGCAAGGTTGCCAAGACCAAAGCAAAGGCTGAGGCTGAGGCTGCGGTTATGATCAACCAATCCAAGAGCGCGGCTGACTGGGAAACCGCTATGGCTAGGGCTAGCAATACTAGCTGGAAAGACGAGTGGATCACCATTCTGTTTTCCATCCCATTGGTTCTAGCATTCGTACCCTCGGCTGTACCGTATGTCCGTGAGGGCTTCGCAGTTCTAGCGACCATGCCGCAGTGGTACCAGTACGGGTTGTCCGTAATCATCGCTGCATCGTTTGGTGTGAGGGGTGCGATAGGAATTATGAACAAGGTTAAGAAGTGATGGACTACCTCTACTTCAAGCGTGAAGACTTCGACTGCCAAGAGACAGGCGAGAATAATGTCAGTAGTGACCTGATCCGAAAGGTTGACGAGCTACGCTCTGCTGTTGGTAGACCGCTGTACATCACGTCTGGTTACCGCTCTCCCCGTCATAGTTTAGAGGCGAAGAAGTCAAAGCCCGGCACTCACGCACAGGGTATTGCTTGTGACATCGCAGTAGCTAACGGCGTGGAACGTAGGCAGTTAGTGAAGCAGGCGTTTTACCTTGGATTCCGAGGCATTGGGATTCACAAAACATTCGTTCACGTTGATATGCGAGAGACAGAACCCGTGTTATGGGTTTACTAAGGAATGGTTCTTGAGCTAGGGGCTATCATCAGTGGCCTTAACATGGCCGCCTCTGCTCTAAACAAAACGGCTCAAGCAACCCAAGACCTTAGCCAGATCAGTGGCTACCTATCCGCGCTAGCCGAGGGTCAACACGATCTACAAAGGCTACAAAACACCAAGACACTGAGCGCAGCCGATGCTGTCAAGGCGCAGTTAGCGAAGAAGGAAGCTGACGATGCGTTGGCACAAGTGCGCGAGGCATTCCTTTATTCGGGCAACGGTCAGTTGTGGGACGATGCGATGAAGGCAATGGCCGAGGCTCGCAAGGCTAGGGCTGCTGAGATCCGCCAGTTGGAGTTGGCTAGAAAGCGCAGGAAGAAAGAGCTAACCCAGCTAGCCATTGTCATCGCTGTCTCTGTTGGCCTCATCCCCATCGCTATCATGCTCGCTATCTGGCTGATCTTCCAGATATGAAGCCGCTGTTAGGGAGTGTGGTTTGCGTGGCAGCTATGATCGCCGGTATCTTCGTGGCTGTCTGGTTCGCCTCGATATTGTTTTAGGCTAGGTTGGTCGGCGCAGGCCACGATGTCCGCTTAACTAGCAGGTGAATCTTGTAGCGTGTCACCTTCAGTTCGTCCGCAATCCACCGAGTGGTCTTTTTTTGACGCTGCCATTCCCATATCTGCCGCTTTGTTGCCTCACTGAATGGGGCGCTGACGTTGGCTAGCCTGTAATCTAGGTACTCACGTTGCAGTCTTTCCTGCGCTTTGATCGCTTTGTAAAACAAGTCTACCGGCTCGTCTTGAAGTTCGTGTGTCTCTCGTGGCACTTCTTGCATCGGCGCTGGCTACCCTTGGTCATCTCCGCTGTGGGGAATAGGTTCTTACAATTAAGACAGACGTTCAAGTCGCGTGGCACGTTCGATGGTAACTGCTGGATCTCACCACCGTTGGCTAAGAATTCTTTGAGTGCGTCGTTCATCGGTTTTCCTTTTGGACAATGGCAAAGCCTACATTTCCTAGCTTACTCTTGATGGGGAACTGTGGGCCTAGCATGTCATCAACCCGGTCAACCTCCTGTTTAATCCACGACGGGAGGGGGTCAGGGCACGGCACTGGCTTGCCGTTGTATTCGACGCCATGTTTGTGCTCGAGGTAGCGACACCCGATTTCCTCGCTGACACTGGTGCCGTTGGTCTTGCCTTCGTTGC